TCGACCTGGAGCAGAGGACTTTGCAAACCATCGACAATCCGTTCGGCACGAGATTGTCACCCTTGTCTTAGGTACATTCTGTTACCTATGTCTTCGGGCTGGACAAATGTCTGATTGGTAGCGGAGGTCCGTTCTGGTCAAAACAGACGACTTACGGGGCCAAACATCCTAAGCTACGGAACTTGGCAACGCGACCTAATCGCGGCGGTTGGCGCATACTCAAAAAAGCCAGTGTGTAACCCAGTCGCGCAGGGCAAGCCGGATGCGTTGCCTGATATAACGGCGCCCCGGCCCAGAGCGGCTGAGACCGGCCCGGGAGGAACTGCGGTTACTGGGTAGCTCGCCAGCGTCAACCGGGAGCTTTTGCACAGGAACAGATTCGGCTCGCGCTTTAGCTGATTGAGTGCTAATTTACACTAAACTCATAAGTCGAAGAGCACACTTCGTCGCGCAAAGCGCTGCGGTCAGCTTCAACCTTTCACAGTCTGTTCAAGGGCCTACAGCTCTAAAGTAGTACGGGTGTTTTATTCAAATCTAATTTAAAGCGATTTGCATCTCTGGGAGGACAACATGGAACCCGAGGAATATCTTCGAGAAGAGGATGAATTCTACTTCGAGACGATGGGGGCACCGGTCGCCCCCGGTTGCGGACCGGATAGTGATCCACCCACTCCGTATAATGGTCGTTACAACCTCGCAGGTCCTCAAGTTGAGTTCGAGGCGGCTTGGTGGCTGGATGGCAATACCTTGCCCCGGGTAATCGCCCTTAGTGACGTGCGCGCCAAGATCGGTGACCCGCCTCCGTTTTTTGAGAGCGAAGCCGAACTCCTGGCGGATCTTAATAGACTTCAGAATTATGTAACGAGGAGAGACGACTTACTACCCCAGGGATATCTCAGCGATTTCCTAAACCTTCAGAAAGCTCCATTCGGAACCATCTACAATATCAACGCACCGCAGTACCGCCTGACCAATGTGAACAACCAGCATGAAAGAATCACACGCGGTCTTCCCGTTGGATTACCGCGTGTGGTTGTGAGAAGGGGAAAAGAACTCGCGCGTATGTTCGAGAGCGAAACCCCCGGACTCTTTCATCAGCACGCCCTCAACTGGCTACTTTATAGTCGGCCCGACGTTTCCCCGCCCCGGCAGGCACGGGTGTGGATGGCGCTCTACACGACCATTTACAGTGCGCTCGGAGCGGCCTGGTATTACAAGTGGGGTTATGGTGCCGATGACGAGGTTACGCCGAAGCAACCGAATATCAGCTTCCGTCTGCGACCTTACGAATACGTGCGCGACCCGAATTTCGTGCTGTACGATCGTCGAGTCGCGGATAGCGGAAGCGTTTCAGGCAATCCACACAATAGCCCCTGCCCATCGCCGGGAACGCCCCGTCATCCCGCCTATCCATCGGGCCATAGCACTTACAGTGCAGCAGCAAGCCGCATATTGGAGTATTTTTTCTCACCTCAAACCCTCGCTAGCGATGATACGAGCGTTTTTGCAGAACTCGCCAGGCTCCCCGCTAACACGCCTGCCGAGAGGCGCGCCCGCATCAACAGCAGCATCTACGCTGCCGCGCACCTCAGAAAGCTCAAGAACAACATCGGGCAAGCGCGGTTATTCGCAGGCGTCCACTGGATGCGGGACCACGAGTTTGGTCAAACTCTCGGGACCGCTATTGCCGACCTTATGATCGAGCAGCTGAGAAGCGACTGCTTGCCCCCGATAGTACAGGGCGATGGCGTTACTCCGGTCAACCCAGCGGGAAGGGTTCCAACTGATCAGGAGGTCCTGCAGTCGCGAAGTATTCGACGGAATGCGTGTTCATATCCCGATACACACGACACCATTCCAACCCGCGATCGTAAGGTCGGGGGGTTCGTGGTCTTTTAGCGGAGCTGAAGGACAGCCTGCCCGCGCGGGGTAGGTGGAAAGAGCAACCCGCCATCCGACGTGATGCAGGTAGGAAACCCCGGCCACCTGCCGGGGTATTTCTTTGAGCATGGGACAGGCTCTACCCATCCTTGCCGCACGCTGCCCGATGCGAGCTGCTTCCTCAACAAACACGTATCAGTTGACGAAATGCCGACCGAACTTCGGCCTTCCCATAAGCGGGAAATCGACAGGTGAAGCAATCTGTGATAGCGCCCCATTCCGGGCCACCTGAATTACACGATTTCAACTACTTATGGGAAATCTGGACACATCATTTTCCAGCAACTTCATTATGTTTTTTTGGAAGAGTGTCCAGCCAGTAGAGCAGGCAAGCGGCTCCGTTGTAATTTTTCGGACAAATTGAGCAGGTGACAGATCATTATGTTTTTGCCGAGCGTGTCCAACTGCACGGTAGCCAGTGACGCTTCGTACTCGCCGCCGCCACTGTCGAAATCCTAGCCTTTTCCCCTCTTTGCTTGGCAAGCCCTTCCATCCGACGTGCTTTGCCAACCGGTTCGGCAAAGTCACCCATGGTCAGTTTTGCCCCTAAGCAAGAGACATGCGAACAGCCGAAGGGCCCGCGCATTGCTGCGCAGGCCCTTCTTGTCTATTCAATTAATCAGCACATTTCCATCTACATAGTTCGAGTTGGACCGTCTCGAAATAGCCTAACCGTAGCTAGGCTCGTAGGTGCGTGAAGTCGGTCACGCGAAGCGCGCCCCCATAACCCTATCGTTGATATAAAGTCAAGGAGGACGTGTTAGCAACGATAGGAAACCTGAAAAAGTTCATGGTGGCAAGAGATTTATTTAACGCAATCTGCATCGAGCACAAGATCGACCACAACCTTTCGTTCCGTTGGGCGCACTTCAACCACCCTGACTTTTACACGGTCTCCTACCTTAAAGGCCGAGATAGGAACGCCTCTTGGCAGCTGGTTAATATGCACCAACCCAGAAACACTTCTATTGAAATCTACAAAGAAACCATACGGTTGGATGCGGGCGACCTTGCACTCTACGGTAGAGCCAGCCGGATAATCGGTCTTCGCGGTCGACCATTCATGCATACCTAACTGGACCGCTGCTTCTAATATGCCTGCTTTTGCGCCCGAAAGGTCCACAAGATCTGCGAACTCGTTGGTATCGACAAAAGCTGCAGACTGAACTGCCTCGAGACGTATGCGCTCCAAATACTCGTGCGCCTCAGTTGCATTCTGCCAGCCGGTGACCAAGTTATAGTGCGAAGCCACATCGGACATCCGGCCAGCGATTCGTTCCGCGAGGCCGTGATCATCGAAATATATATCCTCGGCCACCGCCGCCCAATAGTTGACGTCTGACAGCAATTCCAAATGCACGATACCGGCAGGTGATATCTTGACCAAGGTTGCATCGGTCAGATGGTCGACCTTGAAATCCTCGCTCAACACACAATGCCACCTGGCCAAGGACGTTATTGCATCGATCACCGCGTCCCGCCCGAAGCCGTACGTGGCAAGGAAATTGACCATGTCGCGGATAGGAAAATATCCAACTACCCTGCTGGTCGAGCGCTTGTTACTCCTCTTTTCGAGCCACGCCAGGACAGATAGGTGCAGGAAGTAGTCCCGCGGACACGCGGCTTCCTTTGTGCCAAATAGGTTTCGAAGATAGGTTTTAGACCCATCGTAGTAACGCCGGTTCTGCCGCAGCAGCACACGTAGCATAATGTACAGCGGGATCTGATACGTGCCAGTAGCACGTTGAATCTTTAGAATTTCACTCTCTGGAATATGCCCGCTATTGCAGAACTCCAGGAAAATCTCAAACGCGCGGCGGAGATTTCCCCCTGCAAGCCCTAAGACCAGACGGCTAACGGTGCGGTCTTCGGCGAAGATCGACGCCACAATAGCCGACAGGTACTTGGCTTGATCCGCGGCATTGTAATCAACATGCATTCCGTTCTGAAGTTCGTATCGGTAGGTCTTTGCGGAAGAGTGCAGCTGATTAAGGGCCATCTCAACACGCTTCGAAAGAACGTTGTGGAACGGTGGCGCTTCGATCCTAAACACCATGTCTTTCAACGCCGTGTCAAGCGGAGGTTCGTCGCTGTGATTGTCGTATGTTTCCTCGCGCAGAGGCAGAATTATCAACGCTTTGAATTCTCGCTGGAGCCACTGCGCTGCCTCGAACATCAAAAGCTGCTCCTCAAGGAGCCGTTTGTCGCAGTTATCCAGCACGATGATCACCAATTTTCCACGTTCACCGCCGCAGTAACGGCAATAAGCTTGCGCGGTGCGGTGTCGATCAGCTTTCAGGCTCTTAAATTCGTTGTACAACTCTGTATTGTATTGCGCAGAACCTTCTCCCAGAAGTTTTGAAGCCTGCTTGTTCCACGCATTGATTTCAACGCTATAGAGCGCCTTGCTCGTTTCCAGTTCATCGAAGTCAATGTCTGCAAAAGACGAGCGAATAGACATGATGATCTCTTCGCGCAGCCAATTGTAAATTTCCTCTCGATTCACCAGGGCAAAGTTCATATTTAGATGAACCCACAACGTTGCTTGTCGCAGATCGGCAGGAAGCGCAACTTCTTGCAGGTAGTCTACGAAGGTGGTTTTTCCGGCCCCTGCGCCACCGACTAGCAGCATCACCTTATGCTCTAATGATGCACGTGATGCTTGAATCTTCTCCACTACTGGACTGGGCTTGCCGGTATCCTCAATCAGCTGCGCAGCGCCATGATTGAACGGCGACGCGGCCCTAATGATGGAGTCGATTGGTTGAACGTATCGCGTTCTTCTTGAAGAGGTAATGTACGCCTCACGCACAACCTTCGCCCTCTCTTCCCGCGTCGCAGGCGTAAAGGTCTGTCTTAGGTCGGATGAGATTGTCGCGCCAAAGGTATTCATCCCCATCGGTTCGTCTTGTACGGACTGTCCACCGACCAAGGAGCGAGGCTTCCACGTCTTTTGCGGCGCGAGAGCACTATGAACTTTAGAAGCCAAGGCAGCTAACGCCTTCGCTCCTACAGCTTGAGACAGCCATTCCAAGTCTTGACTGTAGGGCTTTAGGGTCTCGACCTCGGTAATTAGCTCCGGACCTTGATGATCAGCCGGCCCAGCCCAGAGATCGACGCCATTTGATGCTATCACGAAGCTAACTGGCGCCACTCCTGACGGATACATGGCGTTGAGTTCTGCAGCATAAAGCCGAGCTTCTCTGTATGCCTCTGCAAGATCTCGATCGCCAGCAGGCTTAGCCTCAATGATCGCCAAAGGTATGCCGCCAGATAGAAGGATGTAGTCCGGATAATAGACCTTTTTCAGCGCTCGCTTTTCAATAGTGAACTTCCGGATGTTCACTTTAGTCTGAATGTCAACCGGCGGAATTCCCAAACCATCAGGAGCAGGCGCAGTTAGAAGCTGAAACACAAACTTCTGCTCGACGTCACTTTCCGATTGGAATAGCTTCTTAGAACTTTTCTTATTCAAGGCGTTTCCCCCAGTCTCATTAGGAAAAAGATCATACGCCCCGGTTATGTAAAAATTCAAGCACAGCTAGTACTTCCATGCACCGCAGATGATTGGCGTCGCCACCGCTCCTAACATCGAGGAACAGCTTGCAGCGATGCGAGGACGCTAGCCTGACGCGGCGCGTGTGATGGCATTCGTGAGTAGGGTAGCCGTTCCAGATGAAAGAAAACTTCTAGTTGACCGCTAAATGAAGGCACCTGCTACCGGTCCGGGATTTCGGTAGCAGGGCGCCGGTGTGGAACGTCCGCTATCGATTGCAGGTCACCATAAGCGGTCATTCCGTTCTTCGGCCCCTAACCGGCCATTCCTTCCGAGGCGAGCCGATGACCGCTCCTGGCGCTTCCTGCCCGTTCAGATCGATGACGGCAATGCCAGCTTTCCTGACAAAGCGGGACATCTGTGTCCGGTATCAATCCGGTTGACCAGTCTGCCGACGGGTGGGAGCAGTCTTTGATAGCGCCCCTGCGGGGCAACAGAATTTCGCGATTGGAATCACTTGCTGAATTGCGGGGCGCTCGTCAGCATCATTACCAGTTGACGGCGATATTCCTAATCTGGGGGTCGCGCGTTCGAATCGCGCCGGGATCACCAATCCTCTCAATGACTTAGCCGAATACTGCCGCTCGATTTCGTGTGCCATGTATTTACCAAATTTACCAGCATTTCCGGGCTTTTCCGAGCGTTAGCGGGAATTCGTTGGCGCACGATTGGCGCACGAGACGTCGCAAAACGTGCCAGCGCTATCTAGAAATGAAGCTATGAATCGCATCAATATCAAAGATCACAAGCAATGGAGCTTCCATGTCCAATAGCAGGCTTCCTGAATTTCCCGATGAGGATGCACGTGGCGTTGCCTATCATGTGGCGCAGACCGCCCTCGGAACGGCAGATATCGCCATTCCTGGGGCCGGCTATGCCCTTCAGCAGATCGTCGGCCATTTCGTTGGCGAACCTCTTGCTAAACGTCGCGAGGAATGGTTTCGCCTTGTTGGCGGAGCAATCGTTGAGCTCCAGCAGACTGTTGCCGATTTTGATCCGTCGACTCTCTCGCAGAATGAAGAATTTATCAGTTGCGTCTACGAGGCCACGCACCTCGCGATGAAGACACATAGAGAGTTTAAGCGCGAAGCACTGAAGAACGCGATTGTAAACACGGCAATCGGCTTCACTCTGGATGAAGCGCTCCGCGGACGATTCATTTCTTGCATCGACCACTTTTCAGAGGCACATCTTCGGCTTCTGTCGGTACTACACAATCCTCGCGGATATGAGCCGTGCGTTACAGCGGCGAAGGCGACCCTTGCGGGGTCCCAATCCTCAGTTATCCGCGCTGAAATCAGTGAGCGCGAGATGCCTGCTGCTGTCTTCGCCACGGTAATCGCGGATCTGGATCGGGAGCGCTTCATCAACGGTTCTATTGGCGGCATGACGACCGGCGGAGACACTCTATTGGCTAAGAGAACGACTGAGGTGGGTGACCTCTTCCTGAAATTTATCAGCCGCGATGAATGAGTATCAGAGCAGCTGATAAATTCTCACATCGTCGGCGGCCGCACGAATACCTTTGAATGAAGCGTGTCGTAGCTTCCCGTCATCTGTCCAGGCGCGATACTCGACTTCCGCAACGAGCATCGGCTCGACAAAAACGGCATTTTTCCGCTTTAAGGTAACCGTCGTAGTTTTTGTCACAAGGCCTTCCAGCAGGTTGCGCAGCTCCCGCGACAACCGCATCCGCCGACATAGACGAGATCAGCGCCCTTGCGCGCCGCCAGCAGCAGCCGGCCGAGATGACCCGGCACGGTCGACGGCTCGAAGCCGACGATGACGAAGCTATCCCGGCGTTTGCAGGTGATCTTCTGCCACCAGTCGCCGCGGCCGGAGCGATAGGGCTTCCCGACGTGCTTGGCGATGATGCCTTCGAGGCCGTGCGCGCACGCTAGGCGGAAGAACTCGTCGCCGTCGGCCTGGACCTCTTCTGAAAGGCGAACGGCCCCGTGCCGGCCAACGACGAGCGGCTCGAGCAATCGCCGGCGCTCGCGTAGCGACAGCCGGCGCAGATCGCGGCCGTCGAGATAGAGCCAGGTCGAAGGCATAGAACACGATCGCACCTGCCTCGATCGCCGAAGGCAAGCGGCCGAGCGCCCGCTGCAGCATGCCGAAGTCCGACCGGCCTAGATCGTCGAGCACTACGGCTTCGCCGTCGAGGATTGCAGTCTTCACGGCCAAGCGCCGCGTGTCCTCTGCGATCGTTGGGAAACGCTCGGTCCAGTCATAGCCCCCGCGCGTGAGTACCCTCACCCGCCCGGTCTCGATGTGCACGGCCAATCGGTATCCGTCCCATTTCACCTCGTAGGCCCAGCCCGGCCCCTTCGGTGGCTTTTCGACGAGCGTCGCAAGGCAGGGATCTACACGAGCCGGCATCGCATCGGGAGATGGCTTATCGGTTTTCTTGGATGTCTTTCTTGCCACGAGAGACATCGTAGCTCAGCGCGCGCTTCAGCAAAAGCTGCCCAGGCAGCATTCGGCGTTCAAGACGCGGCCGCCTTTTCCGTTCGGGGCTATGCGATGGGCGCCATCCGCGATGGCTGGTGGGCGTTCATCTCAAGCCGTCGGCGAAAACCCAATGAGGACTTGGTTGATGAGCTTTGCATTGCGCGCACGAGAGCGGGCAGGACGCTTCTACGATTCCTGCGGAAGGGCCGGACACCGGGCACCTGGGATTTGGTCTCCGTAACAGGCGATCCGCTCCTTGATCAGGAACTGGAATGGGCAGAGCGCGTGATCTGGCTTGAACCGCACAGGATCACCCACACCGAAATTGACGCCCTCCAGGAGATTGAGAGCGTCGAATAGTGGCGGGCGGACTAGCCGGCCGCTCCATCGAACACCAGAATAAGGGCGCACAAGAATGAACTGATCGCGAAAACGAAAATCGATCCGTAAATCAGGGCATTGCCCCAGACCAATGCTGGGTCAAGGTGGCGTTTAAGGTAACGGGACACGGCATATAGTTTCCTGTGTCGAGTGTTCCCCACCAAGGCACCCCGGACCTTCCCAATCACCTCAAAAAGCTGATGGAAACAAATCACCTGTCCGCCGGCCATCATCAACAGACTGAGGACATTGCAAAAAACCATTATCTTTGCTGCGAGAAGTGCAGAAGGGTTCGGTTGAGTGACCTGCCCCGAGAGTATGGTCAAACAGGCAAGAATCGAGGCGCCGTTGATGAGTATCATTCCCCTCAGGGCTTCTAACGAAACCTGCCCTCCGTGGGTTATCGAGCGCTCATGCCACTCGAACCACAACCGCTTTAAGTCGTCGTTGAAAGCCCGACGATTTCGTACGAAATCTTGGTTACAGTCGTGCAAGACCGACGCGGCCACCCAGTCGCGTTCCCAGTCGTACCGAGGATCTAAACATCTGTCCTCGAAGGTCAGCTTGCGACGAGCTTCTAGATAGGTCTCGAGACTCTCTACCGTCGCTTCTTCGTGCCAGCCGCGTTTCCACTGATCCAAAACGTGCTGCCAGCGAAGTTCTACACGCGCCCGGACGCTTAGTTCCTCTGGTGGAAGAGGCCGTTCTTCGTGTGATCCTTCGTTTGCCCCAGCTGCCATCGTACCCCCCGTGCGTCCTAAGTAGGATGCAGAGGCTTTTTGTCCCAGGTCAAGACAGCTGAGCCAAACTCCCCAACCTGTTCTTTACCCTCCCTTCTCCACCCTGGCCCCGAACCACCGCATGAACAGAACCTCGGACCCGCGCGGCCCGAGATAGGCGAGTGCGGCGATCAATCCCGTCGCCATGGGTTGCTCCAGCGCCAGCCACGACGCCAGGGCCTCGCCGATGAAGGCCATGCCGACGGCGATCGGCATTTCCCAGAGCAGCTCCTTACCGAAGAATTTCCGGCGCATCTTCCGGACTTCGTTTGTGTGCCACATCAGCCGCCCTACCAGCGCGCCAATCATGGTCGTCGCCGCGCCTCCGAACCAGGCGTTGAGAAGCTCGATCAATGACGAATATTTCTGCGACATTCAGCGCCCTTCCCCGTGTCTAGCGCATTCCCCTTCCGTCCAGACTGCCGCGGCGCATATGCCGACGACGGTCCGATCTATCTTCCGCTGATCCGCCGGCGTCGCGCCGCGCGCGCCGATCAGGTCAGTCCCGACGACCCGGCGCAGCCCCGCGACATTTGCGGTCGCCGAAGTCCCACATGCGGCCCCCATCGAGGCAACGGTCAAAATCGCTGCGGTCAGCGTCCAAGCCGCGTCATTGTTCTGCCTTTCGATCGCGTCTTTGATGGAGCGGGCACCGTCCTCGCGGATCTCGATGACGACCCAGGTGATGGCGGCGAGCACGAGCACGCCGCCGAGGATCTTCGGCCAGTCGACCATCACTTCAGCCCCAGGGCGCCGCGCACCGCCGGCATAGAGGTGATCGCGTAGACAGCGAAGCCGACGATGACGACGAGGATGGCGATCTGCACCCGCCAGTCGAGCGCCACCAGGTTCAGCTCCTTGAGCCCGGTGACGATCGTGCCGCCGGCCGTCAACAGCCATGTCCAGAAACGGCCGGATTTCCGCACCGGCTTGCGCGGCGGCTTAGGCGTCGGGAACGGCACGGGCGTTTCGAGTGGTTCCGCTTCGCTGCCGATCTCATGCGGCCGTCGCGCCACCTCGAGAATCTGCTTGAGCATCTCCTCGACCTTTTCCGGCTTCACCAAGGCCTTATTGACCCCATCGCCGGCGTAGTAGCTCTGCCCGCGTTTCAGATCGCGATGTGCTCCCTTGCACGAAACCAGCACCGGAAAGGACGCCCATTCCTTGGCCAGGTTCTCGGCAAACTGGACGAGGCCGATCTTGCCAGTGATGAACTCCGGATAGCCGCGGCGCACGAGCAGCCGGTATCCGAGCCGGTCCTGCAGATCGGGCGTGAAGCGATCAGTGCCGCTGATCGAGTGGACCGCCTTTGCGAGATCGATCAGCGTCGCCCGCATGAACTGATAGCCGCCTGCAGCGCTGGAGCCGAACCGCTTCGACCAGCTCCTCTGCGCGTCGACGATTTCGCCATAGGTCATGGTCGTCAGCGGCTTCGGCAGCTTCGCCTGATTGTGGCCGTAGATCACGTCATAGGACGCGCGGTCGCTCCGCCCGACTTCCGTTTCACGGATGAAGTCGAGTAGGATCGCCGCGCCGGGAGGCACGGTTTTATCCATCTGATTTTCCTTTGTGGTGGGAAGGTGATCTGCCCTTCAGGACAGAGTGGTTTCAGGCTAGCGCCAGGTGTTGCTCGATCGCTGAGAGGCGCGAGGCCATATCTGCATTGGCTGCCTTAAGCGCCTCGATCTCTTCGCCCTGGAGCATGTTCTTGTGAATGACGCACTGTAGCGCCGCGACGATATCCGCAGTGATCAGACCGTAGTCCATCGTTTGAAAAACCGGCGCAGCACCCGTTTTCTCGAATGTCGCGCCAGCCGTTACCCCGTCACGGCGCACACCTTCGTTGATCACTTCCGGAACGGTTACAGTTCTCGTGACGGTGTTGCCGTCTTCATCGACAAATTCGACTTCCGTTTCATAGGACGGAATAATTTCCCGTCCGATGTCAACCATTCCGTCCTTCTCACCAGTGACCGCATGAGGAACGACCTGCTGCGCCTCGTGAGCGATGAAGCCCGTCACAACCCCTTTTTCCGGCGCGTCGTTCCACCTGTGAAATACCGGACGCAACGCCATAATCTTTAGTTCGGCATTGTCCAGAATGTCGAACTGTTCCGGCGTAAGCGAAAATGTAACGATTGGCTGAACATCGTTTTTCAGCCGGTGATCCGATGTTGTACTGTAGGTCGTCCCCGTCGTGGTTACGCTAATGCTGCCGACACTGGCGTTTGAGCGGCTATAAAACTCTTGCAACACACCGTCAGTGGTCAGTCGGCCTTGAATAAACGGGTTATAACCGTCCGACCGACGCCAAACACGCCCCGTCCCTCGAACACAGAAACCGGTTGTTGTCCCTGTTGACGGGTCGATTGTTGTGGTGGTTCCCCATAGTAAATCACCATTGACTTCCTCGATCCTGCCCTTTTCTGAGCTGTTGATCCGAAAGGTGATCGAATGCGCTGAGAGTGTCGATAGATTGATAGAGGTAGGGGAAGCCTCTAGCCTTCCTTCCATCCCGCTCCGCCTTAGAGCGAGAGAATTATAGCTCGCCCCGGCATCGAGGAAAATGCTCCCCGATGAGGTGAACCCGTTGAACGTATTCCCCGAGCTAGTCCAAGCATTCGCACCGTTTAGCGCCGGGGTCATTATCCACGGGTCCCACGTTACCCCGTCGTTTGACCAACGCGTATATTCAAACCCGCCGTGCAAAAGCCCTTGCACCCAACGATTATTGAATTTCCGAGCCATAACCCAAAGCATAGCGGTATACCCGGAACCGGCTGCACCGCTTGGCCCATTAGTCCATGTTCCAGCAATGGTATAAACGCCGGGGACGGTGATCGTGTTAAAATTACCATCCACCATTCCCACGCCAGCCTCAGACGGGGCGGGGGCGGAGCCTCCAAATGTTGGACCTAACGTACCCGTGCCGTTAAGTAGATCGAGCACGGTATTTTTTGAGAGGATATTAAGACCGGTTGCGCCCGCATCGTTTGTCGTCAGATTTTCAACCCAAGCGCCCCAGGTGGTTCCGCCGTCAATGGTTACACGCGTGAACGTTCTAGGGTCACCTACCGTGCTGGTCGTCATAATTTGGTGAGCAATTTGTGAAGTGCGGCGGAGAACGATCATCGTGCCGAAACTTCCGGCAGGGTCTAATGGCCCGCCCTGGCCCGCGTTTGCCGAGACGTAGTAAAAGCCCGTGTACACGTTGGTTAGGTCATTAAGCGTGACATTCGGATAGGGCATACCGCCTTGAAGGCTCAAAGCGCCAAGCCCGAACGCTCCGACCTTCATCAACGCGTTCGCCGTCGCGTCACCGAGAGCGCTTTGCACCGGGACAAGGGACATTGCTTGCGCGCTGGTAAAATACGGAACGCGGTTTGCCGCGCCGGTAATCTCGGCCAGGGCAGTAAGCGTCGAATTGTCGAGCCGTTGGATATAGGTCGAGAGCGCCTGCGCATTGACGGTCTGCTGCTGCAGATAGGCAGTGTCGCGGACAATCCAGTAGCCCTGCCCGGCCGCCGTCGTGCCACGCCACGGCTTGGCGAGCGTCAGCTGGGTGTTGCTGTCGACGGACAGGATCGGGACAGGGTTTCCGTTGCTGCTGTCGAGACCGAAGAGCCCGCCGGCAACCAATGCCGTGGCCCAGGCGGTTCCGGAGCCGGTGACAACGGCGCTGCCGGCGGTCACGGAAACCGTGCCCGTCACATAGGGTATGGTCATGTCAGATTTTCCTAAGCTGGGATGCCAAAGATGTAGTAGCGAATGCCCAACGGCGGATCAGCGCCGTCGGTGTGCCATTCGAAATCATCGCCTTCGTAGTAATCGCCGACATTGCCGCGAAAGGTGCGGAACCTCGCGTTGTTCGCCGTCAATTCGCAGTAGGTGCTGTTGCCCGTGTGAGATTGCCCCTGATACCCGTATTTCAGGATATCCAGGAAGGGCATGCGCACCCGGTTCTGCCACGACGAGTTGGTGTTAAAGTTGCTCCCGCCGCCGTGATAGGTCATGTATTTGACCATTGGGAACATGCCGGCTCCGTCGAAGGGGATATCGACAACGTTGCCGTTCCCGGACGTGACGTTGAAATAGCCCTCCGCCAGGATTTGCACCTGCGGCCAGCGCGTATCTATGATGATGTCGGCCCACGAGGGGGGATTGCCGGCCCCGGGTCTGAGGAATTGCACGACGTCTTGCGTTCCGTCGTTGAATTGACGAAGGACGTTATACATCCCGGACGTCGGCGCGCTATTATCCTCCAGATACAACATGAACCGAGCGCGCATCGCCTGTGTCGCATCGAAATAGATGCGCGTTCCGTCGAACCAGTATTCGGCACCGAATTTCAAATCCACGGGGTTGTTCGGGTACATAATCGTTGAACCCGTGTAGAAATGCACGTCTAGTGCGACATTATCTGTCACGGGAAACCCGCACTCATAGAAAGATTGACCGGACGGGAGCGCTATATCTGCGGCTCTAATGACCTTGACCGGTAAACGGGTGCTGTCAAACGCAAGCTGTGCGTAAGTCGCGGTATCGACATTGTATCCAGGCTTTGCAATCTTTAGTGCGTTATTCGCAAACCGGATAGTTTTAGTACCGTTTGGCGCCAAAACGGGAGCATCAGCAATAGGGGTGTTATCTCCTGGTAAATCCCAAACGACGAGACGACGATAACGAGTCTTGAATGGGTTAAATTCAGTTGGATCATCGTTTTGGTTAATTGTCACGGCGGTACAGAAATCAGAAGCCCAACTAGTGCCATTCGGGTATTCATCCGCATTGATTAGCCAACTTCCTTGGTCTCGGTTACCGGTAAAATAAGAGCCACCCCGCCCCGCGCGATATTTGCTCTTATCCTCCCAATCAACCATATTTTGGTTATATCGGATGCTGCCGTTACCCTTTCGTTGTTTCCAATCAAACAGCGGCACATTGTACCGGAGCTTTGGGAAGAACGATTTATCATAAATCCAAATGCTTTCGCTTGAACTGCCAAATTCCAGAGTCTGGAAATCGAAACGAGACGCGCCCGCCGGGGTCGTGCGAATTCCGCTACCGCCGAACGTGTTGCAAACCGTAATGTCGGCAATTTCCATGTTCGCGAATTTGGAATTGTAGAGAAACTTCGACCGCTGGCTGTCCGGCGTGGTGCGCGGATCGTCGGCGTTGCTTTTCGTGATTTTGAGGCAGCCTGCACCGGCCGAATCCGGGCCAATCATTGTGCGAACCATCAGCTAAAGATCTCGATCGTGCCGTTGTTGAGGTTGATTTTCATTTTGCCGTTCAGTGACTGGAGCAGACCAGCCGTGACCGTTCCGATGTTGGCAATTGCCAGCTTCAGCTCGCCGTTCTCGAAGACCATCGGGTAATGGCGGCTGTTCCCTGATGTGACGAGGAACTGATCCGCCTGGACCGCCATGCGCGATTTCTGGACGCCGCCTTCGGTGTAAAGCTCGACATAGAAGCCCGACACCTTGAAGCTCTGGTTAGTCCCAGCCCGTAGCAACACCGAGAAACGCGCATCGACGCCGGTCGGCGCCGCAACTGCTTCGAATTTCACCAGGCCCTGCGCAAAGCGCCCGTTAAAATCGGCGCTCACCCCATTAATGCTGGTCGCAAGTGAACTGTCTCCATCAGCGCGCGCGGTCTCTTCCTGGATTAGCCGTGCAAGATTGCCATCAACTTCCGCATCGAGGCTGGTGATCTGGGTAGAGAGTGCGCTGTCGGCATTAGCGCGCGCGGTAGCCTCTGTCTGAATGGCCGCAGCGTTATTTCCGGTTTCGGCCGTGAGCTGCGTGATCTGGCTGCTCAGCGCCGAATCTGCCGTCGCACGCACGGTCTCCTCATTAATCAGTCGGGCATTCGTGGTGCCAAGGCTGGCCTGCAGGTACCTCAGCAACTGAGCCGTCGCCTCGTTCTCCGAAACGCGGACGCGCCGCTCCTCGGTGATCTGCGCCAACGCGTCACCCAGAGAGGCAACGATCTGCTGCCGCTCGATCTGCCCGACGGCACCCTCGAGAGAGAATGCGTCGAGCAGCTCGACGAGCCGCGGCCGGAAGAACTCGTCCATCTCCTGCTGCAGTTCCTTGAAGCGGTTAAGCGCATCGTCCTGCAGCTGCTGCAGGCCAGTCAGCAGCGTCTGCAAACCGGTCGCCTGCGCCGTCGTCTTCCACGGCGTGTAGGTGCGCAGCCGGTCCGGAACCGTCGTGATCGTCGCCCGGGCATTGTAGACCTTGCCGGAAACGACGTTCTTCGTGGTGCGGAACAGACCGTCCTCGGGCGAGGTGCACTGATCCTCGAACAGCTCCGTCGTGCCCTCGATCTGATAGGAGAAGCGCACCGCCGTGATCGTCGGATCGTCCGGCGGGGTCCAGGTGAAGACGAGCGCCGGCGTGTCGTAGCCCTGCGCACCGTTGATCATGCCGACGGCAACATTGAAGTTCTGCACCGTCGACAAGAGCGACGGGTTGATCGGCGGCGTCGGCGGGATGACGATCGGGCCCGGCGCAATGCCGGCGTCGTCATAGATCTCTGCACTGGTCTCGGAGAGCACCAACGTGATGCGCAGCCGATCATCGGCCCGCCATTCGCTGATCAGCCAGCTCTTGCCCCGCCAGGTGATCCACTCGCCTTCCTGCACCGCAAGGCCGAAACGACGGCTGACGGGAACCGTGGCCTTGCCGCCCATGCGGTTCTGCCGATAACGGATGTTGAGCAGATACTGCGCAATGTCCGGATCGGTCACCTGCAGGAAATCGACGCTCGTCTGCCTGTTCCGGCCGTCGGCGGCGATGTCGGCGTTCACATAGACCGGCTTCAGGCTTTCCGGGTTCCACATCGATTCGATTGAGGTGAACTGGCCGGACAAGTGGTTGAAGCGTTCGAATGCCGACGGCCGGAACTGCACGTCCTTCGCCCGGTCGATCGGGATATCGGCCGCAGTCAGATCCTTGACCGGGATCTGCGGCGCGCCGGGAATGACGCCGGAGAGACCGCGGCGGTTGAGCCCGTAGCCGGCCATGGCGTCGTCGAACTGCTTCAGCACTTCGGTGTGATCATCGTCGCCGCTGACGAAGACCGAGCACTCATAGGTCTTCTTGCCGTTCGTCCGCAGCGTGTCGCAGACGTTCATCGCCACGAAATAGGTGGCGAGATCGATCTGGCCGAGGCTCTTGCCCTCGCCGATCAGCGTCCGGCCCGAGATCAGCGCGCGCAGCCCCAGCTGATAGTTGAGGCGGTGCACGGCCGGGTTCTTCGTGTGCACCCAGGTCGAGGGCGTGCTGAGCCGCTGCGGGCCGGAGCCGCCCGCAACCGTCGAGTCCTTGCGCGGATCGTATTCGCGAAGCCCGCGCAGCACGAATTCAAGTTCCGGCCGGCCCTTCGAGCCGAAGAGCTTGTCGCTATAGATGCGCTCGACGACGACGTAGCAGATGCCCGCATTGACGCTCGTGCTCTTCCACTTGTTGCCCAGAGTAGCGGTGACGTCGACGAGCTTCTGATCGACCAGTTGGCCCGGCCTGCCATCATAAAAGCGGATCGTCAGGACCGGGTCGCCAGAGCCGTTGACGAAGCCGTCAATATGATAGTTCGCGACCTCGTTGCCGATGACCGGCCGGGACACGAGCGCTTTCTTCTCACCGTAAATGTAGACGTAGGGCTCCAGCCCGTCGCACCAGCCGTTCGCGAGCACGAAGACCTCGGCATTCCATTTGTTGCCGCTGCCCCATTTGGCATAGAAAGTCCGCTGCCCCTTGGTCTTGCCGACGCCATAGAGGGTGCCGACCGGCACGTCGCCGCCGAACTGGATTTCGCCCTGTACGGCCGTGTAGGTGCGCTTCTGCTGCTTCTGCTGGGTGATCTTGCCGATCGCCAGCTTCGCACCGAAGGCAAGCGCGCCGCCGATGAGGCTGGCAGCGAGCGCAGAGCCGCCGAACAGCGCACCGGCGATCGCCGTCGCAATAGAAGTAAAGATTGCCATGTCAGCTTATCCGAGGTGAAAGGCGGCAATGACGTCGGCGAGACCGTGATCGCTCCGGCCGCGCTCGGTCTTGGTCACGAAGCGAGCACCGAGGCAGACGCCGACATGCTCGGCGCCGTCGGAAAGGCGCAGGATGACGAGATCGCCAAGGCGCGCTTCCGCCGCACCCTTCGGCTCCTGGCCGAGCTCGGTCGCGAAGAAGCTCACCAGCGACGAGTGCCCGCGCCGGCGCAGCGCCCGCTGCGCGCCGGCGAGCGTGCGGTAGGCGCCCCGATACCTCTCGGCCACCGCCGAGCCCGTCAGCGCGTCGATGAAGGCGCAGCCGAGCATGAAACAATCGGCCGAGCCGTAGGCATAGGGTTTCGCAAGCTCACGCGCGAGCGTGGCTTCAACGATGCGGAAGCGATTCATGGCTATCCCTGAAGGTCAGAAATCAGCGCGAAACCTGTCCCCATTCCTCGGGGATGGTCGCATTCGTTGCCACGTGCTCGAGGCCCGTGTCGGTCGGACTGTTGTCGAACTGCTGTTCGGCCTGCGAGCGCTTGACGCCGGTTGAGCCTCTCGCCGAGCGTCCCGGCGGCTGCAGGTCGATCATCATCGTCAGCGTTCGCTCGGAACCCGAGACGGCGCCTTCGTTGTAACGAACCTGATCGATCTCGTAGATGGTCGACACCAGCACCCCGACGACAGTGCTGGAATTCGGCGCACCGGCAAGCGAGGTGATGATGACAGGCGCGTTCTGGTAGTTGAACTCCTCGATCCGCGCGACCGCGTCCTCAGGATCGGTCACCGGTATGTTGGAGAACACGATGGTGCGCGTGGTCACGGTCACCCCGACGGCGCTCACCAGGTCGCCGGGCTGAAGGTACCGGTTCGGCAGGTACACCAGGCCGTTATAAGTGAACTTGCGACCGCCGCGGTGATAGCCGACCGTCTTGCCGGGCAGGTCGCAGCGGATGATATCGAGGATGGCGAGTTCGCCGCTCTCGACCAGGTCCTCGACCTCGGGAGAAAGCACCGTCATGAGAAGAACAACTCCGTAGCCGTAAATTGTGCCGTATAGTTCGGCCAGGTTTTCACAAGGCTGAAGCTGCCCGCATCCATCTCCATGATGCAGGACGGCTTCTCGAAATGGACGGTGCATGGCAGGGTGAAGACCTGCGTGTTAAGCGCGAAGCGGACCTTCAGGGTCACCACGCCGGCCGCACTTGCCGTCGCGGCTTGCGTAATCCGATGCAGCGATCGCACGAAGGTCGATTTCCGGACCTCGACATAATCGCCGCGCCCCAGCTTGAACCCGGCCGGCAGTCCCGAAACGACGATCGTGTTGCCGTCGGTGATCGACTGCAGCACCGCGTCCCCATTGAAAGCACCTCCGCCAGCCTTCACGCCTGAAAGGGGATTGCTGCCCTGGTATGCTATCGGCCGCGGTCGGTGCGCATCGTAGCCGGCAATAACACCGCCGTCGTTTGCATCCATATTGAAGGCGTCGAACAGCGCCGCCTCGACCGTCGTCAACTTCGACGCCGAATAGGAGGCGATCCAGTAGGGCGTGCCGGAATAGGCCGTCTCGGTGCGGCGGCCTTCCATCCGGTTTGTATCGCGGATGCGCACCGGGTCGAAACTGACCTGGCCGTAGACCACGCTCGGAAGAGAAATCAGGTATGCCATGACGTCATTCGCCTCAGATCAGGAGTTGTACTGTCGAAATCTTGCAAGCCATTGGCGGTTGAGCTACCGTCCCGAGCGCAATTTAGTCATGAGGCCGAACATGAAACTGCAGTCCATCGTTATCGAAAAGTTCTTGCCCACCGTGGATCAGAACGTAATCAATGCATTTTTCAGCCTTGCCTATGCGGACCCCGACTTCGATGGCCCATACTTTCAGAAGGTGACGGTTGGTGTCCGGTACTATGGCGACATTTCCGTCAACGAGTTGCGGGAGCGCGCGCTGAATAAGCTGCATCGCGTGCTCGGAATGTCAGTTCCCGCGCCCGAACACCTGCAGGCGCTGCTCGGTCAGGATCACTTTGGATCGCCGCCCGCCGTCCAATAGTCCTCGCGGGCGCGGTTGTTGCTTTCAATGACGCGAACGGTCTGATCGCCAGCCTGTTCAAGAATGCTGGCGATCAGATCCTTGCTCAGGTGCAACTCGATCACCGTGCGCCCGCTTTCCCCGCCTCCGTCGCCCGACGCGCCTGGTACCTTGCTGGGAGCAATGATCCGGCCGTGGCTGGTCGGTGCAAAGAACTCGTCCTCGTATTCGTTGACGCGGTAGATGCGACCTGGCGAAACATCGCCACCGCCGGCACGCGCCCCGCCATATCCGAGAAAACCGCCGAGGGTCGTGGTCGGCACGAAGTTGGAACCGAGACCGCCTCCACCCCCGAAAATCTCGCTGAAGAGTGAACCGAAGAGCCCCTTCCCGTTCGTCTGGACATTGATGATTTCGGACAGCAGCGCCGCGATCGCTTCCTTCGCGTCAAAGCTGCCGTCGACGATGCGCATCAGCTGATCGTCGAGGACCTGGCCCATGCGTTCCGCTGCCTCCTCGCTGCGCTCATACTGCTCTGCGAGCGCCTCCTCGGCCGCGAGCTGACGATATTTCTCGTCGATGAGTGCAGAGATCTGCTGGCCTTCCTTCGAGGTCGCCTCAACGCCCGCCTCGCGGAGCGCAATCGTGCGCTCCCGCTCGATGTCGGTGAGGCCGATGATCGCCAGTTCCTCGCGCAGCGACGCGATCACGTCGTCGATCGCCTTCTTTTCCTTTTCCGCTTCAGAGATTTTCTTCGACCGGCCGCCGCCTTTTTCCTCCGTAGGGATCGGGGCCCACGTCCGCTCGGCAGGACGGTTCATTGGCTTAAGACGGCCGTTCAGGATGTCGACGATCTTCGCCTCTTCTTCCGCGAGTTTCCGGCTCTCTTCCTTCAGAGCCTCAATCTGCCCAGTGTAGCCGGCAAGGTTGGCGTTCTTGCTGTTCTCAAAACCAAGTTTCCTTGCGACGTCGGAGAGCTTTTCGTCCTGTCGAGCCTGCGCCTCCTTCTTCTTGAGAATTTCATTCTCGATCTCGAGCCGCCGCTCCCCGATTTCAGCTTGCCTGCCCTGAAGAGTGCTGTTCATCTGGTTTTGGAAATCGCGAAAACCGTCGATGAATTCCGCCAAGCTGTCGGCCGCTGAGACGATGGCGGATTTCAACTTCGTGCCGACTGTCGTCGCTAGAGCATTGAACTTGCGGTCGACGTCTGCAGCCTTCTGGATCATCTGCTCGTCGAGAACGATGCCAAGATCGTTCGCGGCCTGGATGGTATCGCGGATGCCGGCTTCGCCCGACTCGATCAGCTGCACGAACTGCTCGCCGCCGGCCCCGCCGAAGATTTCGTCCATGATGCGAATCTGCGCCGCCTTGTCGAGCTCGCCCAAGCGTCCGATGATCTGTGTGAAGAGTTCGGCCGGGTCCTCGAGCTTCCCCTTCAGGTCTTCGGCGGAATAGCCCAGGCGCTGGAAGGCCTCGGCCGCCGAACCGCCGCCGGTGACGATGAATTCGTCGGCACGGAGGTTCAGCTCCTTGATCCCGTCGGTCAGCGCGTCGACGCCAACACGGTTCTGCTCGGCCACATACTTGAGCTCCTGGAAGCTCTTGACATCCAGGCCGGCCCGGCGAGCCTCGTCGCCGATCGCGGCAATCGCGCCCGCTGCGTCGCGTAATGCGGTAACGCTTGCAGCCGAGACAAGTCCGGTTACGAGGCCGGCGCCGCCGGCGACGAGATTTTTGATCCGTCCGAACGAAGCGACGACATCGGTGGCCGTCGACTTGGAGAGCGCCCGCACCCGAGAAAGCGCAGACTCGAAACCCTTTGCATCGCCCGAGATGGTGACGGGAATATCTGGACGGCTCATTGCGTACCTCGAAAACTGAAATTGAGGAGAAACGACGCAGTTACCAGTTGACTCCCACTGGCTTTATGCAACTTTTGCCGCACTGGTAGCATTGGGAGGGAAGTCGTGGCCGCCGCCATCTTTTTGTTAGGTATTTTGCAGGTTGTCGGCGGGGTACTTGTCGCTTTCGCAGCGAAGTCTGCCATGCATGAGATTCTCGGCGCCATTTCCTTCGGCCTCGGGGTCGTCAGCGCGGCGCTTGGCATCATCATCGCCAAGATCGATGACTACGTGAAATTGCGCTGATCAACCGCCGATCACCTTCGCGTTCGGATTGCTCTTGAGCGACGGACGAACGCCATGTTCCGCTGCAATGCGTCGAACCTCCTCGCGCGAAATAAACGGCCCGCCGCGAACATTCCCGGAAAGCCCCTCCACGGTCATCTCGAATTCCGCCGCCGTCGCTTTCCAAAAGGTCTCCGGCGACCAGCCGAGCATCTTCGGGTTCGTGGCGATACGGTACAGCGATTTGAGATGATCCTTGATCAGGAGGGGCTTACGGGCTTTCCCAGGACTGCGTCTCCCGCGATCTGCGTTGCCGTACGCTCGTCTCGCCGCATTGTCCCGGCGGCGATGTGCGCAGAAAGTGCCTTCTCGACCGCCTCGCGCCAGGCGAGCTGGTCGGCCGCCGAGATGTTACCATCGTCGAGGATCCTCGCCGATAGCGCCGAGATCTGATCCTCGTCGTCTGCCACGATCAGGCAGCGAATGGCGCAGGCAACCGCCTTCGGCTCGAAGCCGAGGAGGCGGCCGTAGAGCTCGTCGAGTGTGCGGGCGCCGATCGCGTCGGACAGACGCGCGAGCCCGGAGAATGTGACGGCAATGCGGAAGTCGATCGAGCCGATGCGAACTTCCGCCTCACCGCGCAGTGGATTGGCAGGCAGCATTAAACTTCTCCGGTTAGACCGCAGGCACGAAGGTCAGAGCGCCGGTCATGGTGCAGCGGATGTCCGCCTGCAGTTCGTTGGTCTTGTCGCCCGAGAAGGTCATCGAGACGAGCATATCACCCTCGAAGGTGCCGACGCCGGGCACCGTGACCTGATACTCGGTGATGACCTGGTTGACGGCATCCGCGGTTACCGCCTTCATCGTGACGGTATCGACGAAGGCGCCCTGCCCGCTGAAACGGATAGACTGGATGCCGTACATCAGCGCCAGCGTGAGCTTGCTGCCGGGATCGGTGCAGCTCGGCTTGGTAATGTCGATTTCCTCGTTATTGATCTCGAGGGATCGCTGTTCGGTGATGCAGGCCAGGGTGAAGGCGCCTGCACCGGTCGAGCGGGCAAGCGTAAGCTGACGGCCGAGAGCCATGGCAAAGTCCTCTTTTGATGGTGAGAGTGGTGGCGCTACAGCGCAGCCTGTTCCGGATTGGCGGCGAGCGTCTTGTAGGCGATCTGATAGTTGAGCGAACCGGCAAGCAGGGAGATGCCGGTTTGCGGGTTGACGAAATACTGCTCGGTCTGCAGCAGGGCTTCGATGGCAAGGCCGCCGAAGGTGATGTCCGAGGCCATCGCGGCCTCGATCAGAACGCAAAGCCGGTCGAATTCCTCTTCCGGCTCATCGTCCCGCAGGTGCACGACGATCGAGAGCGGCAGGGACCGGTCGTAGCCGTCCTCGCCGGCAGGCCCCGATGAGGGCCGGACCGTCAACGTCTCCGATCTGTCGGCCCAGGTGACCGTCAGTGCCGGCAGCTTCTCCTGCGGGATCGCGCCCTTGCGGCCGCGCTTCACCTTGTCCGCACCGGAGAACTCCGGAATGGCGGAGAGGCGCGCGACGACAGCCGCGACAATCTGGCTGCGGAGATGCGACATCAGGCGACCGAGCGACCGAGGTCGCGAAGCGCCTGGTTCAGCACCGAGGCGGAATAGCCGGCCTCGAGGATCTGGGCGCGGCCCTTGCCGCAGTCCAACTGGCGACCGATGTCGGCGCGAACCGCCGAGCGGAGCCGCGACGGCAATTGCGGCCACGGCCGCTGCGTCATGGCGCCAACGGTCTGGCGCGCCGCCTTCTTTTTGGCGCTCTCTTCGGTCGAAAACAGCGTGGCGCAGAGGTCCGCCATCGGATCGACCGCGGCGGCCGGAGCCTGCTCCTGTTCCTGTGTTTTCATGGTCAGATGTCTCCGGCAAGCGAGATGCGGAGCATGGCACGCGCATCGTCGTCGATGTTGATGACCTGGTAGGTGACGCCGCCGATCGCCACGCTGTCACGCTGGCTGGCGAGACCTGGCACCGCGGAGGCGGACACGGCAAGCAGATGGGTGGTGCCTTCGACCGCTTGCTCCTGCTCTTCCGCCAGATCGGTTTCCCGCCACACTCGCAGGATGACCCGCACGGCAGGCCTGGCGACCCCGTCGACCGTGAACACGGCGTCGGCATTGCCGAAGGCCTTCGCGAACTTCGGCCCCATCCGTTCGAACATGGCGGGGCGCGGCGTCATTTCGGAGCCTTGAGCTTTTCGATCTCGGCCTGAAGCTTGGTGACTTCTCCGGCGAGCGTCGCATTGTCGGTCTCAAGCTGCTCGTTCTGCTTCAGCAGTGCGTCGCGATCGCCGATTGCGCTGTCACGCTCCGCGGTCAGCCGGTCATTGTCGGCCGAGAGCTTGTCGTTGTCCGTTGAAAGCTTCTCCAGCGCCTCGCCAAGCTTGTCGAGGTCGATAGAGCCGGGACCGGCCTTGGCATCGGGACCGGCGGTAAAGGCGCCGAAATTTTTGCGGAAATTATCCGCCTCCTCGGCCGTGATCCCGCCGGTACCGACCGGAACCGGCTCGCCGGGCGCGTAGGATTTCTTGCCGACCTTGACGGTCACATTGAACTGCTCGGTTTTCTTGCTCATCGGAGCGTCCTTTCAAATCCCGATATCCGCCGGCTGGAAACCGGCGGATATGCGGATGAACACGGGGTTGGGGATTAGCGGACCAGCGCGAACAGGCTGGCGTCCGGCTCCGGAGCGATCGGAAGCGGCGCTGCCTGCGTCTGGACGATGGTTCGGGACGGGTTCCTTTCCTGCCACATGTCCGGGAAGCGCTCCATCGGCAGGAGAGTGGCGTTGTCGAGGATGGCGCCGTAGGCGAAATGGCCCTGGAAGCCGAAGGGGTCGAAGATCCCGACGCCCATAGACGGCCAGAAGTTGTTGCGCACGCCGCCGACCGTGTAGGGCTGCGAGTACTGGATGAAGGTCAGTTCGCCGATGGTGCCGAGAACAGCATAGTATTTGTTCTCCGCGCCGGTGCTGACCGGACCCAGCTGCATGATGCCGCCGTCCTGGCGCCGGTTGTCGAGCGCCTCGAGGAACCGCAGCGACTTTTTCAGGAGACCCGCAGCACCCGGTCCGAGCAGGACCTCGCGGGCGGTAAAGCCGCTGGTATCGGAGAGGAGCTGCGCCCACGCTTCGATATCGTCCATCGGATCGACGCCGACTTCACCCCAGCGCGCTGCGCCGGCAAGCGCGATCGTCAGCGCGGCATTGCGGCTGAAGTTGATCGTCTGCGTCGGATAGTCCTCGCCCTCGACGATCACCTGACCGGTGCGCAGGACCTGCGAGCACATGAACTCCTCGCGCCGCGTGATCCGCTGGTCCTGGTCGTCGATGATCGTCGCCAGATTGTACCCATAGCGCTGCGCCGGCGAGTTGCGTCCGCCGATCGGCTCGCCCGGCATGCGGATCATGTTGCCGCCGGGGCGAAGCGTATTCTGCGGCTTGACGTAAGCCGGCGTAAAGCTGGTCGCCTTGAAGCCACGGTTGGCCGAGTCCTTGCCCGGCACGTCCGGGTGGACGAACGGTGCAAGCTCGCGATCCGGGAGGATCTTGTCGAAGACGATCTGTTCCATGTCGGAAAGGACCGTGGTCGAGAAATAGCGATCGCGCAGGAATGCTTCCGGACGATCGCGAGGCGGCAGAACCGCAACGAGGTCTGCGGTGGAGAGGAGAAGTTCTTCCATGTGTGTGGTGTCCTTTCGGTCTCGGGCTTACTTCAGGACGCGCACGTAGAGGGGAGCGCCTGCCTTGCGGAAAGCGGCCTCGACGGTAGCGGCCGTGTGTCCGGCGCCCAGAATGAGTTTCGTCGAATCGAAGGCGCCGCTCGCGTAAGCCGCGGCAACGACATCGCCGCCGGATGCATCGCAGTCGGTCGCCAGCACCAGAGCTGCCGTCTGCGACCCGTCAGCGGCGGCCGAAGCGGACAGGGTGTATTTGTCCGATGCCGTGATGTTGCCGAGGACGGCACCGCGCTTGAGGTTCTGGCCGCTGACGACGGTGATGTTGCGGGTGATGACCGGCACGTCGGAAACGAGCAGGTCGTTCGGGGCGAAGGTGGCTTCTCCCATGATCAGGAATCCTTCCGGTTACGGCCGTGACGGGCCAGGATGGTGGAGCGGACGGTGGAGATGACCGCCTGTTTTTCGGTGGCCTTGCCGCCGCCCGGTGTGCCGGCGCCGAGCGTCGGGCTCTTTCCGGCCATGCGACCGGCAAGGCGCGAGCCGCCGGCGGAAGCGGAGGAGAGAAGCGCTCCCGCTTCCTTGGCCGAATAGAACCTCGAGCCGAAGGCAAGCTCCGCTGCGAGGCCCGGATTACCCTCGGCCTTCGGGTGGGTGAGGATCGAGCGGATGCGACCCTGCTCCGCGCGGCGAATTGCGCTAGCCGAGGTCTTGCCCTCGCCGGTCTCTTCTTCCTCGGCCTCGGCGCTGGTGTCCTCTTCCTCGGTCTCGCTCTCCGGATCGGAGGGAGTATCCTCGGCGGAGGTCTCCTCCTCTTCGGTTTCGATCACTTCTTCGTCTTCCGGCCGCTCGTCTTCCAGCCGGGAGCCCTTCTTGCCGCTGATTGCGGCAAGCACGCTCCGCGTGAGCGCGTTGCTACGCGTCAAGTTCGACATCGTCGTCTCCAGTTGATGTTTGGGGTTAGCCGGCTGTCCGGCTCAGTTCAGCTTCGAAGGCTTCGAGAACCTGCGAAGGGCGTGCAACCGCGTCGGCGAGGCCGGCATCAACCGCCTTCTGTCCACGGTAGACCCGCGCCTCAGTGGCGAGAGCGGATTGTTGTGTCAGCCGACCGGCACGGTACCGCGCCACGGTCGCTGCGAATTCGACGCGAAGCTCCTCGAGCTCCGCCAGTTCCTGCTGAAGCACGTCGTCAGGGATGGCTTCGTAGGGATTGAAGTCGGCCTTGTGCGCGCCGGCCTTGAGGATTGTGACCTTCAGGCCTTCCTTCGCGAGCCAGGCGCTCATGTCGACATGCATCGAGATGACGCCGATCGAGCCGCAGATACCGGTCTGCGGGATGACCATCTGCCGGCATGGCGATGCCAGCAGATAGCCGGCCGAGCACGCGTGATCCGTGAGGACCGCAATGGTGGGCTTCACCTGCGAAAGCTCGAAGATCTGCTCGGCGCAATCGAACGCGCCGGTCACCTCGCCGCCATAACTGTCGACCTCGAAAACGACGGCCTTGATGTCGTCGCGGTCGATGCAGTCCTGAACCTGGGCGCTGATCCCCTCATAGCTGGTCATGCCGCAGGATTTGCCGATCCACTTGCCCTTGTTGACGAGGGAGCCCTCGATCTCGATGAGCGCAATGCCGGACGCGACAAGATGCGGCCCAGGGTAGATCCTCTCCCCGTCCCAGTCGGTCGCATTGCGGAGCTTCTCGCCGAGCAGCCCCATCTCTTCGCCGCCGGCAATATGCGCGGGAGCATCCGGACTGCCGAGCACGCGCGGGCCGAAAGCCCGCGCGATGATGTCGCCCTTCGACGGATGCAGCATCAGCGGCGTGCCGAACATCCGACTGGCGATTTCGGGATAGTTCCTCATGCCGTTTTCCTTCTGGAGATGCTCGGAATGCCGGCGTAATGCCGACGCGCCGATGCCCGGCCGTTGACCTCTTCCTCGGTCTCTTCGCCGGGTTCGGCTGGCGGAGCGGCACTCGCCTGCGATCTGGCTTCGGGTTTGCCCGGGTCGGGATCGAAGCCGAGCCGCTCATAGAACGCCCGTTCCCGGGCGCGCTGCTGCGCATCCATCTTCCAGTCCCGCCCCTGCTCGGCCGCTTCCTGCTGGAGCGTCGTCAGGTTGCCGGCGAGCCGCTCGCTGGCGGCCTGCGCCTCGCGCAGCGGGTCGATCCAGCCTCGGCCGGGACCGATCCAGTCCGCATGGCACCAGGCTGCCGGGTTCTGCTCGAAGGGAACGGCGC